TCTACATAAGTTTTAATAGCTAATTGAGTTGCTAGGTTTGCGTTAGAAGCAGACCCACCACCCATTGAAGTATCAGTTGATATTGCTGTGACTACTTGTCCAGAACCACCTGATGCTTCAAGTGCTAAACTTCCAATATTTAATATGTCTACATGTTTTGCACTATCTACAATTAATGCACTGCTTGCAGTTGTAGTTCCATGTGCATGGTCTAATAAATCAGTAAAATACTTACCACCTACTATTTCTTGACCACTTGCGACTCCACCTGATTCAGCTCCTACACCTATAAAAACTCTTCCGCCGCCATTGGCTTGTGTACCACCACCGTATGTATATGCTATCTCACCAGTTTTTAATAAACTGTTTGGTGCGGTTGTTCCCGAACTAGTAAGATGCTTTATTCTTGTTAATGCTGCCATTTTTTAAAATACTCCCCCTGTTATTACTAGGTTTCCATTATCCACATTTGTTTTAGCGTCCCATTGAGATGCTGCAGCGTTATATTGTAATATTGCTCCATCTCCTAGATTGGTAGGATTAACATCAGTTAAATCTGATAAACCAACGTTACCAACCTTTAGAGTCTGAGCTACAATTTTATCAGGATTACCTTTAACCTTACTTTTTAGGTTGGCGTCTTGATTAATTCTTGCTTTATAATTTGCCATTATGTTTGCGTAACTCCTGGTGAAATTTCTACTTGTCCTTCTAAAACTCTTGTTTTTGTACCGGCTGAACTTGTTATTTCTACATCGTATACATAACGCCCAGCCTTCATAGCGTTAGTTTGAGTATTAGTTAAACCAATACTTAATACTCCATTAGTAGCTGGTGATTTTACATTAACTGCAAAATCTACTGCAGTTGATGATGAATATGTTTTCCTTATTTGACCCTTACCTGTATGTCCAGTTAAGTCAACTGCATCGCCATCTGCATCAGTCACATCGATAGAAGCGGAATAATCTGCTCCTTGGTCAATAACTATATTAGAGTATACTGCCATTTAATTCCTCTATACCTTCTTATTTATACTTTTTAGTTCTTCAATTTCAGCTTTTAAGTCTTTAATTGCTTCAATAAGTAATGGAACTATTTTTTCGTATTTAACAGCTTTATAGCCATTCTCTCTTTCAGTCACAACTTCTGGTAATACCTTTTCTACTTCTTGAGCTATAACACCAACATCATGTCCTTCATTACCATGGACTGTTTTCTTTTCTTCTGCTGTTAATTCTTTCCAATCAAACTCTACACCACTTAATTGTGATACTTTTAATAAAGCATTTTCTAATGGTTTTACGTTTTCTTTTAATCTTTCATCTGATGTAGAGAATGCAACAATATCATTGCTAGCATCTATTCTACCATCTGTTCCGTTTGCTGCAATATTTACACCAATTTGGTCACAAGTTAAATTGTTAAAGTCAACTGTTGAACCTGATGTGACATTACCACTACCTGTACCTGCTCCAATTAAGCTTCTTATCTCTGCTGCAGATATACCTGAATTTAATGATGGTGCTGAACCATTACTTAATATTGCAGGTACACCAGTATCATTGACCGTTGCTGTACCATTACCTGTACCAGCTCCAATAAGTGACCTAATTTCAGCGGCTGTTATACCTGAATTTAATGCTGGTACTGAACCATTACTTGTAATAGCCGGTGTACCTGTATCTGATACTGCAGTTTCTGTAGCTGATACAATACCTGTAATGTGACCATGAGTATCAAGTGTAATGTCTTGAACATAAGTTCTACCACTATTATTTACAGAATCTTGAGTTGATGTATCAGCATGATTAATTGTAATTGTTTTATTTGCTGATGCATCAGTTGTAAATGAACCAGCATCGACATCAATTGATGTTCCGCCAGATACTGTAATTGTAGCATTATTTGGATTTGTAGTATTTGTAGCTCCATCTGCAACATTTAAGAAATTTAGTACTGCTGCTTTTTGACCATAATTAATAAATCCATCATTACCAGATTCAACAAATAACTTAGTAATATTTCCAGATGCAATATTAGCTGCGTCATCTGTTTTAAATAAATCAGCAGTTATATCTCCAGCTCCATCTCTTAATACAACAGTATCTGCAGTTGATGCGGCTGATGAATTTAATGTGACTGTGAATGTTGTATTACCTGATGCGTTAGCAGAAAATGTATCTGAACCACTTAAACCACTACCGGAAGTAGCCATTGTTAAAGTACCATTACCTAAAGTAAATGAACTAGAAGCTAAACCTGTGACATGACCAAAACCATCTAATGTGACATCTTGTATAAATTGTGTACCATTATTATTTACAGAATCTTGACTTGATGTATCGGCATGACTAAATGTGACTACATTATTTGTAGCAACAAATCCTACTCCTAATCCTGAACCTGCTTCAAATGATACTCTTTCGTTTTCAATTATACCACCTTTATCACTACCACCGACTGTTAAGTTCCAACCATCGTATGGATTAACTGAACCTGATACTAAACCAGTTATATGTCCATTTCCATCTAATGTGATATCTTGAATAAAATTATTACCAATATTATTTACAGATGTTTGTGTACTTGTATCATCATGAGCAATTGTTATTGTATCACCACTTCTTGTTGTAGTGATTGCATTTCCACCAGCAAGAGTAAGAGTATCTGTATTACTATTAGCTACAGCTGAACCACCTGAATCAGCTGTAATTGTTTTATATACCATTACATCTGAACCTTTGTCAGTATTTGTAAATGTGACATTAATGTCTGTGCCACTTACTGCACCACCAATACTTAAACCAGAACCGGCAATAAAATCTAAATCTCTTGTACCAGTTAAATCAGTAGGTCCTATATTTCCACCACCAGTTGATGAAGCATTATTTGTTTTTACTTGTGGAGTAATTAAACTGTTAACAGTATCTAATATTTGATTACCATCAGCTTCCCATTGGTCAGTTGCAAAGTTATATACCAATGAGTGAGTACCTGATACACCTGCTGCAGCATTTGCATGAGGTGCTGTAGTTCCTGTAAATGCTCTTGTTTCTAAACCAAATCCACCTGTACCTGGTTCTGAACCAGCTGTTCCCATTAATACCAATGTATCCTCAACAGCAAGTGTTGAAGTGTTTAATGTGACTGTATCACCTTGAACTAATAAATCACCTGTGACTGTTAAATCGTTTCCAACTACTACATCATTTGGTAAACCAATTGTGACTGTGTTTCCACTTACTGCAGTATCTATTTCTGATGATGTACCTAATATAGATAATGTTTCACCAAGGTTAACTGTATTTGTTGTACCAGAACCTGCATCTAATTCAAATCCTGGATTTACTAATTTAGCATTTGCAATAGTAGTATTTGCAATCTTTGCATTAGTGACTGCATTTGAAGCTAGCATACTATTTTCTACCGACCCTGCGGCTATAGTTGCTGTTAGTGTATATGTTGTTGTTTGTAAATCTGAAAGCGTAACTGAACCAGTTAAATCACCAGCTAATTGGATTGTTGGGTCAGCATCTAAATTAATATCAAAGTTTTGAGTACTCGCTTGCCAATTTACCGCAACGCCCGTTTCTGTATTATTTGAGAATAAGTCTTTTGCATTATAAAACGTAACGATATCTGCAGTATTTGTAGCACCATTATCTGCCATTCCAACTAACTGCCATGCTCTCTCTGGAGCTCCAGCTACTTGTGTTTCATTCCATTGTAATCTAACATCATGGTTAGTCATTGAACCTGATGGAGTCACATGGTCTCTATCGACCTGTATACCCATTACATTAGTATTAGCATCTAAGTTTAAGAAAGCTGAACCAAAGTTAGCAATTCCACCAGCTGCTGAAACTAATAAAGTAGCATCTGATAAATCAAGAGTTGTACCGGTTTTAAATTTAAATGTTCCACGACTGTTTTGTACATCATAGAAAATATTACCTTTAATTGTTTGACCAGCTAAAGCTGCAGCTGCATCATGTGGAATAAGGTCTAATTTCTTTTCGCTTAGTTCTTGCAAAGCGGCTGATATATTTGTTGCAGTTAATTCGTTTCTATCTGTGACTCCGTGAAGGAATGTCATATCACCAATATCTGCTTCATGTTCTAATATTGCTGATACAATATTAGTAGCTGTCATTCCAGATAAATCTGCTGCAACTAAATTATTTGATGTTCCTCTTAATCCTAATTCTAATTCGTTTATTGCACCTGTATGAGTAGTAGCATTTGTATTTAATGTTGCGCTTCCTAATTCTGTATGTAATTGAGATAAAGCTCCTGTAATAGTATTATTGCCAGATGCAATACTATTAATATTAACATTACCTATTTGGTCTTCATGTTCTCTAATTGCGCCACTTACAGTTGAAGATGTAGTTGCCATAGCGCTAGCTGAAATTGTACCTAGTTCTGCATCTAATTCATTAATACCATCAGTTAAATTTTGAGCACTTGTTGTAAGAGCCATATCACCAATATCTGCTTCATGTTCATTTATAGAACCTACTAAATCATTTGAATTTGTATTTAATGTATAGTTTGAAGTTGTTCCTCTTACTGCTGTTTCTAATTCATTTACAGCGCCTACAACATTTGATGTTATATTCGTACCTAAAGAAGTATGAGCACCTAACTCTGTTCTTAGTTCTTCAATAGCATCTTGGAATCCAGTAGATGATAATCCACTAAATGTGGCATTTCCTGTTCCATATAAATCTGTTTCATGTTCGTTTATAGCAAGTGTTAGAACTTTTTGTCCAGTAGCTAAATTTTCTACTATACCAACATCATCTTGTAATTCATTAACAGCATCTACTAAACTTGTTGAAATTACTTTAACTACATGACCTGATGTGGCTCCTGTTATTAATTCAATTAGACTTCCATGGCCAATATCAATATCTGTTTTAGATGATATATTTCCAGCAACAACTCTTTTTGATGCATCAGTATGTGGAATACCTAAATTTTGAGCGGTATTAAATGTACCAGTAAATGATTTAAATCTTAATGTTGTAGAATCAGCTGATAAAAGAGTTCCTGAGAATCCACCTGATTGAGTTAATACTGCATTTTCTACGAATTGTGCCGGTATTGTTGGCGAACCGGTTAATGTGATTTTTAAAGAATAATTAGGAACTTTAAAATCTGCTGAAGCCAATCCTTGAACTAAATGAGTACCTTGCTTCGTTACTCTTACAGCTCCAGTCCTATATGACTCTGCAACTCCAGTTGTTTTATCAACTGTTATTTCAGGTAATATTTCAAAACGTCCAGCTAATTCAAAGAATTTTTGTCCTGAAGCAGCTGTAAATGATTCAGTTTTATCTCCTAAATTAGTGCTTAGTAGTTTATCATCACCAACATTTCTTATTGAGAGCTCATTATTTTTTTGTCTTAGCTCTTCTATAGTATTGTTTTTAAATATTCTTACTTCGTCTCTTATTGCCATTATTTACTACCTAATTTTTTTATAATTTTTTTAAGCTCTTCTATATCTGATTTCATCTGCTGTATTTCGCCATCTTTATCTTTAAGCTTTTGAAGTTGGTCTCTTCTTGCAGAAAAAGCTGAACTATTAGTATTTATAACAGCATGCGTTACTGAATCTTTTTCAAAATCAGGTAATTCATTTACTTTTGTTTTCTTAGCCATTTTCTATCCTATGTAGCACATATTGCTCTAAAGTCTTTAATCTTTGGAACGTTTGAAGTTGATGATGAACGTAATACTATTTTAAATTGTACTGTTGCAAAACTACCAATATTAGCTGAAGTTAAAGCAGCTTCATTTAACTCATATCTTACTTCAGAAAATCCATTTTCATTTACTGGTATTGCTTCTACAGGAGTTGCTAATGTAAATGCAACATCATTAATATCTGAAGATGAACCACCCTCTAATGTTCTAAAATAAAAATCTATGTTTGAAGCTGCAGGTCTATTAACATTTAAGAATGCTGTAATTGAATCTGCCTCTTCATTTAATTCTACTTTCTTAGTTATATATCTTGATAATTCTGTACCACCAGTTGCAGTAGTTTCAGAACCACCATTTGAACTAACTATATTTTGTATAGTATGTACTGAAGCTCTGTTTAAATCAATTACTGGAGATAAAGCTTCATTTTCAGTAGTAAGCACACATCTTATTTTAAATGATTTTCCGCCTGAAGGTATAGAATTTGTTTCATTAACTTGTGAAGCAATAACTCTTGGTGAATTAAATGATAAATTTTTATTCGGTAATATTTCAAATTCAGCAGGATTTGTAGCGCTATAAGCGGTTTCACTACCATTTATGCTTTTATTTGTATGTGTTGTCACGTGATATCTAATCGATGTACGTGGTACTTGTATATTTTGAATAACTGGGTACATAACATCCATGTGTCTATTTTCTGTAGCTGTGACAGCACTTCCACCACCTGCACCAGCTGCGTTAGCATTATTACTACCTGTGGCTGTAAACTGATAAGTATTATGTGTGATAGCTGATATTGTATATGTACCATCAATATCACCTCCATCTATACCATTTGTAGTAGCCGAATTGGCTATAACAACTTTTGAATTTGCTCCATACATTCCATGATTAGGATGTGTGACTGTAATTACTTTTGAACCACTAGTTGTTGTAAATGGATTAGCCGGTAATCTTTTTGCAGGTACAGCATCATTTACTAATGTTAATGTTTTAGCTGATGTATTAAATGTACATCTATTTAATTTAAATTTTAAATCCTTAGATTGCTCTGGTGTCCATGTTGAAGCATTTGCTGAAGTAAAGAATACACCACCATAAGGTTGTTTTGTAATTCTTTCATCAGTATTTGTTAAATCAAATCCACCCATTTCAGCTACAAATACTTCATAGTTATCACATTGTGATGTAATTACTATTGCGTATTCGGTATCTTGAGCTAAATAAACTGGATAATCAAAAACAAAGTTAGTTGCTGTAGCAGCATTATCATTTGAAAAATTAGCTACAGTAGTACTAGCTTGACTAGCAATATTGCTTGGATATAGAACTTTGTCTGCACCTGGTACTATTCTTTGTGTAGGTATACCGTTTTCAGTAGACCTAATAGTGACTCTTACTGGTATAAGTGTGTCAATTTTCTTAAAGAATAAATCAACTGATTTAGCAAATATACCACCTTCTTTATCAATAAGAATTGTTTCAGCAACTGGGTCAATCCACTCTGTAGTTTCTGATACTTCAGTATCTACAATTGTTCTATCTTCATTTAATTCTGATTGTACTAATCTTGGTACTTTAGTAGATATTATTCTACTTTCTACAGATTCTAATAATCCTTGAGCATGATATTGAGCTTCGGCGTAGGTAGTTTCGTCGTCCTTATTGTTTGTAGAACTGTCTGTAAGTCTAAATTCTCTTACACCAGTTTGGAACTTAAGCGCGGCATTTCTTGGTATGACAAACGAACCTTCTACTACGCCTGAAGCATCTGAAATCAATGCACCTGGAGAAATTTCTGAACTACTCTCATCTAATCCTTCAAATGTTTTTACATTAACACTATCAGAAAATTCTACATAACTTTCTTCTTGTACATAATTTGCTACTGCAGTCCCGTCAAAGAATGCATAGACTTTTGTGCTTGGTTTTAATAATTGAGCTTTAAAATGTATTTTTCTAGAACGTATAAATGGTACAAAGTTAACTTCAACGACTCTTGTTCCGTCGCTTCTTATAACAGTATCAAATGCTAAACTTGTGTTTAGTCCTGTTCTACTTTGATTTTGAGTAGTTGTAGTTGTAGTAGTTGTTGTGACTGATTGTGGATTAAAAAAGTTAAATGCACCAAATCTTCCAAATTCTCCATCACCAAAATCAAAATCAAAGAAGTCAAAGAATCCTCCGCCTCCTCCAGTTGAATCTGTTTCTACGCCAGTCCAATTAGTTTCCCACTCATTCCATACAGTACCTAATATACCAGCTTCTTCTGCCATTTGTTTAAATTGTTCATAAGCTGAAGAATCATCTATAATAACATCAGGTCTTACATCTGTTTCTTTCCATTCATCTGAATCAGGAGATAGCTCCATGACTCCAGCCCAACTAAATACATTATATGGGTTTACATTAGATGCAAAGGATGAGTATGGTTGGTCAACATAATTTGTTTCTGTATATGGTAATGTGACTAATGAACCTGTTTTTTGAGCAAATCCATTTGAACCATCTCCATTTGCTTCACTACTTAATCTTACTAAGTTAACATTCCTTTCATCAAATTTTGGTCTTAATATACCATTCTTTTTATCGATAGCTGCTGTGTAATCAGGATTTGAAGTATCTCCAACACTGTGGCTTTTAAATCCATCTACAATAAATCCATTTTTTAATCTTGAGAATCCACTACCATCAAATAATTCTACGTCAGCAGCACTTTGTTCTAATAATGATAGGGATGTATAATATTCTAAGGTTTTAATTCTTTTATCTAGCGCACCAATATCTTTCATAGAATAACGAGTGTTATCTATTATAGATGGACTTACATCATTTAAATCATATACAAACGGATTTAAATTTAAGTTATATATTGCTAATGAATTTTCTGGTGTCTTAGGAGCTTTAGGTGTTAAACTTGGAACACCAACCTCTACTTTAAATTCGCCTTTACGTGTAATATAAACTTTATCGATTCTTGGCATATAATGCTCAACTTGAGCTATTGTAGCATGATTTGGTTTAGGCGGCTGAGGATTACTTGCATTTGTTCCTGTAAAATTATCAGCTCCAGCATCAGCTTTTGTTGGTCTAAAGTCTAAACAATCAAGTAAGTTAACTTCCCCTAAAATACTATTGAATAAAACTTTTTCTTCTCTATCTGCTGTAGGATAAGAATCAACCGAAAAATAATCTCCTGAAGTATGTGTATAATGGTTAAACGTAACGGTTATATTACCTGATGGTGTAGGAAATCCTGGCTTAAGTATGACTTTACCATTTTGATAAAAATTATCTCTTTGGCCGTTATCTAATGTAAATCTATCTGTAATATTTACTGATTGAGCATCAGTAATAGATACTATTTTTCTAATATCTGATTTACCTAAACTTAATGCACCACCTGAAAGAGCTCCAGTTTTTTGTGCGCCATCAACAGGTTGTTTTTGTTTTTGCAATATGTTCTTTTGAACATCAGCCATTACTTTCATTCTGGCAGAACCTGGTGTGACACCACCAATATCGGTGAAAGTTATACTAGTTGAACCATCTCCACCAGCGCCTCCTGCTGTATTTCTAACAGGAGTAGTATCAATTGCTGCAGTACCTAATGAAGCTACTATTGAAGAGGTATTTACAAATGTACCATCTGATATACTTATTGTATTTGAATTTAAATCAAACATTTGTTTTACTATGTAGACAGTATCTGTAGAAGTACTTCCAGTTTTTAATGTTTTAACTGCAGTTTGTGGTAATTTAAATACTAAACCGTTATTTCCTGTATCAAATAAATTACCCGGTGAAGCTAAATCGCCAATAAAGTTTTGTGTATTTCCACTTTGATTTACAGAACGAACTGCACTGAATACATTTGAACCAGACATATTGATATCAAATAGATAAAGTCTTAATTCATTACTTACAAACTCTAAAGCTCTTGCTCTTGCAGTACCTATAACACTACCACCTTGACCAGTAGCGCTATGTAAATTTAATGTAGCAAATTCATTTACATCTGGCATACCTTTTACAGTTGATGATGTTAATTTAACATAGTTTCCAACTTGTATTGAAGTTGTTGAAACATTAACTGTATTAGTAGCACTTACGCCTCTTGGCTTTTCTACTGTTAATTGTTTAGTAGTAGCGTTTTGAACTCTAAATCCTTCTACATAAGCTACTGATGGGTCAATACCAACTGATATTCTATCATTACCAAACGTAGTTGCGTTAGCAGTATTTAAAGATTCTTCAGTTTCTATTTCACTTACAGTTTTTAAACCAAAGTTAGAACCATCATTTAAATATTCTCTTACATTTATTTGAAATGGTTCAACTACATAATTACCAGATTCTTCAAAAGTTCTTCTTGCTAATCTTTGTGTTAATTCTGTTTCTGTATTTTTATCTGTTTTATCTACAGCAGCTTTACCATTTTCTATAACAACAAGAGTAATATAACTTTTTTCTACTCTTGAAGATAAAGCTAAAGGCTCTTTAACAAGTGTTGTACTTATTTTATACCTGTTTGCTCCAGGAGCTGCAGTATTTGGAACACCTTGAGCGTTATCTAATAAACTTGTATCTGTTCCTGATTCAACTATTGATTCAGTGACTTTTAAACCTACAATATAGTTAGGTGTATTTGTATATTTGTCTAATATTAAAGAACCTGCTGGTACGTAAGCAAAAGTACCTGATATAAAATAGACTCCTTCCTCAATATTAACTGATGAACCTAATCCAGTAGCTGCAGATGATACAGCTTTAGCATATCTTACTGGAGTTCCATTTGAGCTTAATTCTTCTCCAGCAGCAAATACCTTTGTAGTATTATTTGTTCCAGAACTTACATATTTTACATATAAAGTTGCTGGATTTGATGCATCTCCTTTTGCAACAACTTCTTGAACAACAGCTTTTACGCCAGATGTTCCAGTAATAGTAGTACCCACAAATTCTGTTAAATAATTATCTGCGTTTAAACCAGAACCACCTCCAATTGTACTATTAAATGATGATTCTATTTTTACAAAATCATAATTAACGTTTAATGTGACTTTACCATTTACAACTCTTGAACCATCTTTAAATGCGAATTGACCATATCTATCAATTTGAGCTTGTAATGCTGTTTGTAGCTGAGTTAATTCTCTTGCTTGTACTGCAAAACCTGGTCTAAAAAGAATACGATGATAATTTTTAGTTTCGTCAAAATCATCGTAATACGGTGCTGTTGGGTAATTTTTTACTACTGTTGTTGGCATAATTCTCTCTTCCTAATAATATATATTAGAATTCTATAATAACTTTTATATCTTCAATTTGGGTTGTTGTTCTACTAATAGGTTCTCTATTCTCTAGGAATAATACTTCACCACTTTGTCTATCAACATCTGCTGCTATAGTAGCATTGCTAGATTCTAGATTAAATGTTGCATTTGATGTTTGACCTACAACTTGTTCTCCATTTGTAAATGGTTTATATCCTGTTTTTGAATTTTGATGGTATCTTATTTTACGTCCCGACGTATCAATTTCTACTACATAAGCTTGTGCTCCACTTGCACTTACTATTAATTCGTCAATAGTATAATTAGCTACTGTTGCTGAACTATTAAAGTGCAAAGCTTTCATTCCTTTTAAAGTATCTGCTGTAGCAACCAAACCAGCTAATGGAGTAGCGTTATGAACTTTTGGTTCGTTAATTAAAGTAATTTGTCTAAAATCATTACCTACAGTTATATCACCACCATCATTTCCGTCTAATTTTGTATTAAGAGCCACAAAGAATCCACCAAGTTCTGATATTGGGTCAACTCCATGTCCAGCTTTAGGACTTATTACTGCTCTTGCTGTTGCTTCTGAACCATTTGCTCCTGTTATAGTTATATCAGCAACTCTATAATTAGTACCTTTGTTATTTACTGTGACAGAATCTAGAGTACGAGTTGAACCCGAACCAGCCATAACAGCTGTTGCTGTTGCTCCTGTGCCGTCACCAGTAATCGTAACTACTGGAGTACCATTATAATTTTGGCCTGGAGCTACTTTTATAATTCTTTCAATACCAGCTGCAGTTGCAACATCTCTTGAAGCTTTTTGGTTTAAGTATTGAGCATAATCAGCTTCTGATAAAACTGCTTCTGCAGCAGCGTCATTAGCATAAGCAAATTCAACAATAGTAGTTGCTGAAATACTTTGATTAGCTGATAAAGTAAGCACAGACCCATTAATTGCTGTGACAGTAGGAGTACCTGATACTCCAGTTCCTGATATTGTCATACCAACGCCTATTCCAAGTACAGTTTCAGTTAATATAAGAGTTGAACTTGATGAAGATGCTACTGCAACTTTTGCACTTGCTCCTAAAGGTACTGTTTTAACTGGCATATAACTATTTGTTAAGAATTTTTCTGCATCAGCAACTGATATTGTGTACATATATTTCCATGTATATCCGTCTGATTCTGCAGTTGGGTTAGTTAATGTTTGTGTTGGTTGAATATTTGAAGCAGTTGTGGGTGCTTTAATACATTTATAAACTTTAAATTCTGATGTGACTACATAAAAAACTTTATCAAATATATTTGCATCAGCTGAATCCCAAGCTACGTATGTACTTCCTGAAGCCCAAGTATGTCTTGGTACTACATGAGCTATATCGCCTGATATGATTTTTTTCAAACCTATAAGGTTAGCTCTTGCTTCTCCTATATTATCTAAATTATCCTCAGCTGGAAATTCTGTTGAAAGTGAAGTTGAATCTGTAGTGTCTGCAGTAGTTAAAGACCATGCGTCTGATTTACCTATACCTACATAAACGCTTGAGCCTGATATTTGCTCTTTAAAGTGTTTTGCGTTTAAAGTTCTAAAATTTGATGTTATAATTGCTGGCATTTTCCTGTCCTGATTATTCTATATGTACAAAAGTACGTGTATTATTATTATTTATATCACTTGAGCTGATAGTTTGTAATGTTTTACTACCTAAAAACTCAATTGTTTGGTTAGTATTATAAAGCCTCGGAGTGTTATAGAAATTGTCCGTGCCTTTCCTTTGTTTGTAATTATTATTTATAATGGTTCTAAAATTAGGGTCTACAACTTTTACAGTATGTGATTGTAAAAATTTAGTTGGATTACTTGATGACTGTGATAAAGTCCAATTTGCTCCACTACTTAAAGAACCAATTTCTAATCTTTCGCCATCAAATAAAGTTGCTCCATCTTGAGAACCAGTTGCTTGTACTGGATTAGTTTTTATTTCACTAATTAAATCAGTGACTACATTATGATTACAATTTATTTCTTGTATTTGTAAATGGTCAGCTACTCTTATTTCGTTATTAAGACCACTTCCTATTTTTACTTCTGGGTCATTAATATATCCATTACCTACATTTGTAATACCGCCATTTGCTAAAGTTAAAATATTAGTAGATATTTCTCCATCTCCATCTAAAGGAATCACTGCAGTTGCAGTAATGTTAGTAGATAGTAAATTGCCTGCAGCATCTTTTGATGTAGGAGCAGGGAATGTTATTGTTGGCGCTGATGTATAATTTTTATCAGCTAGGCCTACTAATCTTACTTCAGCTATTTTACCTACGTTTGGATTAGCTGCTACTGAACCAAAGAGTTGAGACCAATTAGAACCTTCTGAATTAATTGTTATTGCTTCTTTATTTAATTTGCCTTCTGCATCGATACCTATTGTCACAGACGGGTTCACTCCAGTGAGTCCACTAATAGATGTACCATTGAAAGTGACAGAAAGTGAAGAGCCTGTGTATCCAAATCCTGGTTCATTTACTTCTATGGATTTTAATGCTCCATTTAATGATGTAGCTGTAGCGGTAGCTGTTGTACCTGTAAATTTATGAGTTGCTCCTACGCCCACACCTGTTATATCAATAATTGACGAACCACTCATTGTTTTTAATTTTACTTTATTTCCACTGGATGTATGTATTTTATATTGTGTGCCTGATACTAATCCGGCAATAGCTGTTCCTGTAGTTGAATATGTGACTACTGAATTAACTGGTAAAGCAGATTGTTGTGCACTTGTTAATTTAATTGTATTATCAGATAAGTTAACAATACCAGTACCTAATACTTCATCGTCGCTACCATCAAATACTATTGCTGCTGGTGGTGGGAACGCAATTACAGGAGTACCATAATCTCTACCACCATTTACTATAGTGACAGAAGCTACTGAACCATTTGAAAGAACGGGAGTTAATTCTGCTGCTGTAAATCCAGAAGCACTTGCACTATCTGTTGAAGATACTGAAGGAACACTTGTGTATCCACTTCCTCCACTTGTCATAGTTATTGAATTTATTACACCATTTTTTAAAGCAAGTGAAAGAGTACCTGACTTATGTATTTTTACTGTAGGTGTCGGTAAAAATGTTGAAACAAACATTTCAATTAATACCGGAATATCTTCAGGTCCTATAATACCAGGTTGTCTTAACGGAGCAGCAGATAATACTATTCTGTCAGCTAATCCTAAACCGTCAGTTCTTATTCTACCAAATTGGTCTACATAAGTAGTAGGATGAAAAAAATCTTCGCCTAAAACCGCTCTTGTTAATTGTAAAAATATTAATATTTCTGCAAAATATATAAACCCAGATGGATGAACTAATCTATCATATGATAGTTCCCAATCAGATAAATTTTTACCAGTCTTAATTAAATATGAAAACTTTTGAAACTTTAAACTATCTTGTATTTTAATACTATCAGATAAAAATCCTTTATTATCTAAATATTGTCCACCTTTAGTCAATGCTGGATTAACATCCCAATTACCAGATGATGGTATTAATACTTTATCATACGGAAATTCTATTTCTGCAAAATCGTTAAATAATATTTTAAAAAATATCTTAATTGAATCTGTTGAACCTCTTAGTCTATAAAAGTCTATAATTTGTTTATAAAGAGTTCTTTTATCTACTGTGACTCCTCTTGGAATAGTAGCAGCAATTTCTTTTTGCATTAACTCTAAATAACCAGAACTATTTGTATCAATGTCCAATGCTTGTTCAATTGTATTCATTACATATGATGGACCTGGACCTACCCAATTCTTTTGAATTGTTGTTAATTTTGCTGTATAATTATTATAAGCAGTTAAACCATTAACTGTAAATGTTTTACCTATTTCAGAAATTGATGTTGCGAGTGAACCCGGTAATTCATTACCATTTGTTATTGCAACATTAACATCTGTTAAAGTTATAGGTACTTCTGTTCCTGTAGGACTTGTTAATACAAGAGTTGAACTTGCGCCAGATTCATCAGTAAAAAATTTATTATTTTCATTATTCGGGTCAGCTATTCTAAATTGTGCTAAGCCATCTAATACAATTACTTCAAAAACACTAGTTTCTTGAAATATAAACTCATCCATGTTCATGAATGTATAATAAGATTGTAAAAATTTATCTAGCTTATCTTTATTTTCTAAAATTTCTGATGGTATTATTTGGTCTAGACGAACATCTTCACGGGTTTGAGCCAAGCTGCCTTGTTCAACTTCAATAGCTCCCGGTGTTAATGACTTTTTATATCCCATTATTATTTAAATCTTGATGTTGTTTTATAAGATATAGAACCAGCTGAACCAGCAACTGCTATTGTATCTACTTCTGGAGTAATTTCAACAAAGTTCATATCAATGTCTATTAATTGGTCTCTTTTAGGAGCCATATCTAATGAATTAGGTAATACTGTTATTTTAATTGATGTTGTATCATCAGGTGTAAAGTTATTTAAAGAAACACTACCTTTATCAATATCAATTAATCCTGCATCTGCAATTACTGTTGTATTTACATCATCAATTATTTTATAAACAATAACTTTTCTTTGTGATGAACCAGATATTGGAACATCTCCAAAGAAATGGTCGACATTATTTATTTTAAAAGCTGATGAAGATATTAAAAAATCTGTTGAAACCCCTGATTGATAAAATGGAGAGCTAAATGTTAAAGTAAAATTATTTAATGCATTATTTACTGGTGTTATATTTTTAAACATTCTTGGTCGTACCATAGTATTTAATATAGCAGGGTCAGAATTATCTATTGCTGATGTTAATTGTGAATGCCTAAATACACCATCAAATTTATTTAAATTATTAAAGTTATAATTTGTTATAGTATCTTTAACAACTGATGATAATTCAACTGAACTTCTATCTGTTAAATTAGGATTATATTTAAATGCAACATCTAATTCTAATCTTGTAAAATTAGGGTCAACAATTTCTGGCGTAATTGATACAACATTTTTACCTTTTAATATACTACCAGTAATATCTGTTTTTTCAGCTGTTGTTAAAGTATCTGCTAATAATGGTTTAATACAGATATAAATTCTACCAAAATCAGGTGGGTCATTATCTTCTCCACCCCATGTTGATATTGAATCTATATTACTAAATTCTTTTTTAAGAATTGCTGCATAATCATCAGCTGTCACAGCTCTATTCTGTGATATAAATGTAAGTGGAGCATTAAATCTTATTGACTCCATTGTTTCAGCTTCGGCTCCACCAGCTGCAGCATTTTTTAATGTAAGAGTAATGTTTCCATATTGGCCTGTGCGGCCTAATGCATTAGATATAGAAAATACGCTTGCTCCATTACTTTCTGTACCGGTAGTAGTTGCGTAATCAATAGTTACGATATTATTATTAGTAGGTTTAAATCCAGTGACACCATCACCAAAATATATTTCATAATACCCACTTGAATTTTCTTGTAAGTAATAAACCTTTGATGTAGAATCTACACCTCTTAACGTTTCAAACTTTGTATATATATCAAATGCATCAGATTCTTCGTTAGACTGTACACGTACACGTAACGTACTTGTGTCTGCATCAAAATCATTTAGTTGAAATTTTTGATTTTCTATATCATTATCAACTCTATATTTTAATTCTCTTATTGAACCTTCTACTAAAACTACGTCTTTAAAGGTATATGTGTTTGTAGTAATTGCACTTAATGTTGCTGTTTGTGTTTCTAATACTATATATTGAAATTCTTCTCCAGATACTTGAGTAGTAAATTTTGTTCCTCTAGGAAGTTCTAGTGTTGGGTCATGAGTTCCTGATAAAACATTACCATCACTATCTAAAATACTTACAACTACGTCAACAGTAGCTCTTGGAGATAAAAGAGACCTAGGTGTATAACCTAATAATTTAGCTCTTGTTACGACATTACCTCTTATTTGAGCTGAATCTAAAAAAGATTCATTTAACGAGTAATGAGCATTTAAAGCATTATAATGAGTATTGTATGCTAATACGTCTAATAAGACACTTAGACCTGAACCATCAAAGTCGTAATCATTAAATTCTGTTTGTTGTTTTAAAAAATTTTTCAGATTATTTTTTATATCTGCAAAATCAAGTTCCGTTACGTTTAAATTTGTTGCCATTTTATCTTAACCTTCTTAATATTATTTCTACTGATGAATCAGCACTAAACTCTTTTATTCTAAAAATTACATCAATGATATATGAATTACTTTCAAAATCATCTATTATATCAATACTTTTTACAGCTATTCTTGGTTCATATTTTTGTAATACAAACCTTATATTATCTCTTAATTCTATATTAGTAATTACACCTGCAGGTTCAAAAAGTAATCCTCTTAAATTAGCGCCTAAATCATCTGAAAACGGCCTTTCATAAAAATTACTTATAAGTAAATTTTTTACTGCATTTTTTATAGCAGCATCGTCTTTTAAAGGTATAATATCCTTACGTATAGGATGTATGTTTAAAGATAAATCTAAATCACGATACGGCTTCTTTTTAGAAACAATCTTAGCTTGTTCTAAATTCCCTGATATTTGCTTGTCGCCTGTATATAATCCTGCCATAATACTATTTATACTCTTTAACCTGCTGTTTCAGCTACTTGTGATTCAATTCCTTGTATTGTATTACTTACTGTTGTAATATTATCAAATGCACTTAAATCTACAGTGGTTGGTATACCTATTAACTTTAAAAAGTCACAGAATGTAAATGTAATCCATTGTGTAAGCGCACTTAATCCTATAGCATCAAAGAATGCTGTGACTTTTTCCATCCATTTCTTTAATAAATATGTTTGCCAATTTTCTTTAAACTCTTTTAACTTAGCTGATATTCTAGCAACTTTAAAATCTAAATTTTCAAATTTATCTTCAAAGTCACCACCAAATAAAGCACTTACTTTAAATCCAAGAATTTCTAAATTTTCTAATTTATCTAATATACCTTCATGCATTTTTCGTAATAACTGTTCTTTAGCTAAATCATCTTTTATATCGCCTAACTTATCTAACTCTGCTTGAAAGTTAGCTTTTTCTTCATCAATAATAGCTTTAATTAATGCTCCAACATCTGGTCCAGTTAATGGAACAGGAAGTGCTGGTAAACCTAGTGCACTCCATATTTCATCAAACTTACCTATTAAACCACCAAAGCCGCTAAACAATTGACCGTTCATAAACTTAGTTGCTTCATTTTTTATAAAGTCCATAAGTTGTTTTGCTTTAAGTTCTTGATTCTCTAAACCTAATTCACCATCAAAATATTTATATTCATCTGGTAATAATGCATATAATGAATCTATTTTATCATTACGTAATTTATCAATTTCTTTTTGTAATTCTTCAGCCGATAAATCATCGCCCAACTGCGCAATTTTAGCTTCTATATCAGCACCAAAGCCAGATATATCTGCAGCTATAGTATCTAAATATGCTCGGTCAGTGACTAACTTTAAAACATCTATTGATATACCAAGAATTGGAACGGTAAAAGATATTGGAAATAATGTTGTAATCAAATTCATTATTTGAGTTTGTATATACATTGGATATTCTTCCAATAATCTTTGTATCATTATCTCCCATTCTTTTTCTGGTATTTCTAATTTTTTAAACTTAGGGTCATAAGGACCAAATAGTTTTCTTATATCATCTATAATTTTTTGTATTTCTTCTGCTTGTTTTTCAAATTTAGCTTTTTCTTCTTCAGCTAAATTTTGTGCTAAAGCTTTTAATTTACCTGGAAGAGTAGCTAAACCACCAAAAAAATTAGATAAATTAACTGGTTGTGGTAATATAACTTCTGGACATTCCAGCTCTGGTAGAGTTATTTTTGGAAGCTCGGCCATTATATAATTGTTGTTTTTTCAGCTGATGTAATTGTAATAGCACCAGAAGATGTTATATTTGTATTCCCTCCATTAGCTATTGAAACATTATTATCTTTATCAATAGTAATTGTGGCACCTTTAGCATGTTGAACAGTAATTTTTTCATCACCTTCTTTATTTTCAAATTCTATTTTATGACCAGCTTTTGTATGATGGACTTTATTTGTAGTTGAAGAGCCAGACGGTATATCTTGTACATCATCTGTTTGAGTTGCTATTGAACCCATAACCACAGGGTCTTGAGCAGATGGTCCATCTCTAAAAAAGCCTACAACCCATGAACCTTTTTCTAAATGATGATTACCACCATTACCTTTTATAGATGCTGATGTGACTGGCATCATAACAGTAGCCCAAGGCAATTCACTATCTTTTTCTACACCATCATAATAACCATAAGCCATTACTCTTACTCTATTTAAATTCTTAGGGTCATCAATATCTTTTACTTCGCCTATAAACCATGTAAAAGTTCCGTTTTTATATTGGTCTGATTGTTTATTCATATTTAACATAATAAAATCCTAAAATTCGTCTAATTGTTTTGTTTTAAATGAGTCTTTATGAAGAGTAGTATACATAATATATCCATCTTTTCCAAAATGATGAGTTATTTTTGTCACTAAATAATTACCGCTAAACCATAAATCATTAAACTCTCTTCCTTCTTCTAACTCTTCTGATATTTCTGCTTGTTTTATAAATTCTAAATTAACAATTGCACCAGGCATTAAATTAAAATCACCGGCCAAATCAACATTTAATACTACAGTATTTAAATTTTCTCTTATAACATTACATTTTAAGGCGTTTGGAAATTCATTTGAGCTATGATATGTAGGAGTTGTAGTAGTACCACTACCAAAAGCTAAATCATTTGATGAATAATAATATTTTTTAGAATTATTTATTTCAAAAAGTGGTGTATCTCCAACTTTCATTTCTGCAATAGCTGGTGGAAAGTCATTTAACATAACACTTTTATCAATTTTATCATAAGAATATTTTATTTCTGTTTCATCTTTAATTTTTTTATTTGATATATCTATTGATCGAGCATTTGAACCAAATACACCTGTATTTGCTGGTGTTAATTTTGAAAGATTAAGACTAGACCTTACATTTCTTATTTTAGCTCTTTCTTCTTCAAATGCAAACTGTTCTTTGTTTCTATATAATGTCTGTTCTAAATTAGGAAATCGATTATATGTATTAAAAGGAAGTGATTTACGTAATAACATACTTGCATATGAATCTAATACTAATCCTTTTTTAGCAGTTTCATAAAAATATACTGGAGTTCCATTATCATTAGCATTTCTTAATAACCAAGAAATTGCTTCAACCGGTTTTAAATTTGGATATATACCTTGCATCAATCCATTTGTATTACAATTTTTTTGTACATCTAATTTAGCACCAAGTTCGCTTTTAGTAATACTTGTAATTAAAGATTTAGCATCTCCTGTAAACGATTTATTTAAACATTTTTTAGAGTTTATATAAACATGTTTTGAAACGCATGTTATAACATAAGTCCTTACAGAAGGTTTTGTTTGAGAAGTTTGACCTACATCTGATATATATAATTCCATTTCAAAACCAACTTCGCCTTCCAAGGGTTCAGTTCTTCCAATGTCTAATATTATTTTTTCATTACCAGCTAGCTTAACTTCAGAAAATAAATTAATTGAGTCTTCTACAAATAATTCAACAACAATACTACCACGATGTAATGCTTCGTGAATCTTTATATCATGAAGCATGTCACCGAAGTTTTCTATTACATGACCACTATTACTGGTTAAATTAGCTTTTCTTAATTTAAAGCTTAGGGGAGTGACACTAACTTCTTCTTGTGTTGTAAAATTTGTACTCATTATCTATTAATTAAATCTCTAAATTGACTTGCAAACCTATTAATATAAGCTGGGTCTACATATCTTATTTTTGCATTATTATCATTTGTCTCTTCTAAATAAGCTCGATTACTTATAAAGGATAACTCACCATGGTCTACACTACCACCAAGAGTACCTTTTCCTATATGTTCGCTATTAGTGACTGGTTTTTTAAGAGGGTCAGTTGTTTTATAATAGTAATATGGAGCATCAATATATTTGTAAACTCTTTTAGATGATATTGAATCAGTTGATGTTCCACCTGTTATTGCTTCAGGAGCTACAAAAGTTCCAGTAGCATTTTGTACTATTAATTGACTCATATCAACATTCTTTTTAGTGACTGTTCCAGTTGCACCTGATATACTACCTGTCACAGTTTCTCCCATTGTAAATCTTCCAGCTAAACTATTAGCAAAGCCCTGAACAATTAATGGCTGAGTTTCTATAGCAAAACCATTATATTCTTTTGTCATATAGTTTTGTAAACCTTCTTGTGACATTGGCCATGCCCTATAACCATCATGCAAATGGTCATTTATTAAAAAGAATGTCCAATAATATTTTGAAGTATCATATAATCTACCAGATACTAAATCAGGCCTTTCACCATTTTTAATTTCATAGAATTTGTACGCTGAAAAATCATCTAAAAATGTTGGTAATGGTCTTACACTTCTAAATAAATCGACCATTTTTTGTAAAACACCTGTACGATTAAAATCGTATTCTACTTTGGGAAAATCTTTAAAAAACATTATGCGTCTCCAATTTCTGCACCACCGAGTTTTGTCTCTGATGTATCTGATTTATAATATATACCTGATTCATTTTCTTCTATTGCATCATCAGTGCCATATAAATCTTGACGTATAAGTACTCTTTCTTCTTGAAACGTTAAAGCTATATTAACTTCAACAGGAGCTCCTGTTCCTTCATGCATTGCAGTTGCAGTTTCATTAAATGTAGTTTCTAATGAAGTTAAATATGATGGATGTATTGTTGGCATATAACTATTTATGCGGCCTTTTGAATAAAAAGATATATTAAATAAAGGCGGATAAACTAAAGCAATAGAACCAGCTCTTTTTGGATATAAAAACTTTCTAAAAGTTCTTTCAATAGCTTTTATTTGTTTAGATTCTTTTTCATTTGATGCAACCATTTTAAAATTAAATGTAAATCCTCGTATAGCTGTACTTTCATATGCAGTTCTTGTATAAGGATTTGTTGCAACACCTGCTGTTAGAGCAGCATTACTTGTAATTTTGTCAATAGTACCTCCACCAGTCACAAACTTATCTTTACCTATAAGACCAGCAGCAAATACATCTGCCATGTTTGCATTTGTTGGTTGGCCTGTCACTAAAGCTTTTGCAACATCAAGACCACCTCTCAATGTTCCCATATCAAATCCAGTATAATTAACTCCGTCTGAAACAGATAATCCTGGTGGTTGATATAGATATACAGCTACTTTTGCGTTGCCTTTGTTTTGTTCAATACCAAATCTAATAAAAGGTAAACCTTGGTCAGCACCTTGTTCTAAATCCATTGGAAAAAAATATTTTTTAGTTGCAGTAATTCCAACTCTTTCTTGTTGAGCGTCTTTAGCTGCATTCTCTATATCTTTAAGCTTGGACTTTCTGTCATCGTCTTGTTTCCGTTCTTCAGCTTCTCTTGCAGCTTGCCTCTCAGCTGGAGAAGCTCTTCCAAAATTTTTACCAAACCACCAACCTGTCTCAGACATCTTTTTTTTCCTTATAAATAAATTAAAACTATAGAGTTATTTATATGAGTTATCAAGGTAGATATACAATAAAACGGCCAGAAAAGTACGCAGGTGATGCTAAAAAAGTAGTATACCGTTCTTTATGGGAAAGACAAGCATTTAAATGGTGTGAAAATAATCCAAAAGTAAAGATGTGGAATTCAGAAGAGGTAGTTGTACCTTATAAATCCACTGTAGATAAAAAATTACATAGGTATTTTGTTGACCTTTTAATACAAATGGAAGACAAATCAACATATCTAATTGAAATTAAACCTAAAAAAGAAACAACTCCACCTAAAAAACGAAGCCGTCAAACTAAAAAATATGTAAATGAACAACTTACATATATTAAAAATCAAGATAAATGGGAAGCAGCATCAGAATTTGCAGAACATAAAGGTTGGAAGTTTCAAGTATGGACTGAAGAAACTTTAAAAAATTTAGGGATAAAGATACTATAATTCTTTATAAATAGTTTATATGGCAAGTTTATTTGATACATTACAAGCAAATGCATTTAGGGCAGGAGTTCAAGCTCGTACCAAACAATCACGTGACTGGTTTAAAGCTAATGTGAAAGGATTATCTGTGTCAAGACAATCTCTTTTACAAGACTCAGCTTTAGATAGAACATCTACAAATATTCGTGGTAATATGTATATGTACTTTTATGACCCTAAACATAAAGCAACATTACCATATTACGATAGATTTCCATTGACAATAATGGTTGATGGAGCACCTGGTGGATTCTATGGATTGAATCTACATTATTTAAATTATAATACAAGAGCATCATTTCTTGATGAGCTTATGGCTTTAGGACCAGCAAAAAGAAATGAAAGTTCTCGTCTTACAAAAATAAGATATAATTTATTAACAGGTGTACAAAAGTTTAAAGAGTTTAAACCATGTTTTAAACATTATTTAGGAGAACATGTTAAATCACAGTTTTCAAGAGTGCCTATGACAGATTGGGAAATAGCAATATTTTTACCAGTGGAACAATTTAAGAAGAAGAGTAAAGCATCTATTTGGAACGAGAGTGCTAAAATAGCGAGAAGCCCATGAGTATAGAAAGATTAAAATCAACAATATCTAAAAAAGGTGGATTAGCAAAAGCTAATAGATTTAATGTAATGTTCACTCCACCTACTCAATCTTTATTAAATATTGATATACAAGATATGATAGGGTCTGCTCTTTCTGGCAATTTTAACGCTAGGAATTTAATAAATGACCCAAGAGATATATCAATACTTTGTGATTCTGTAGTTATACCAGGAAAACAAATAAGTACATTAGATTACCAGACAACAAAAGCGTCTATGAAAATACCTTATGGATATGTTCAAGATGATGTATCATTAGGATTTTTACTAACAAATGATTATTATATGAAAACCGTCTTTGATGATTGGATAAATAGTATAGTAAATTATGAATCATATACTGTATCGTATAAAGACAATGTTGTTTGTGATGTAGTAATACAGCAATTAAACGAACAAGATGTGCCAGTATATGGCGTAAAATTAGAGGGTGCATACCCTGTGACAATGAGTGAAGTAGCGCTTTCTAACGAAAGTGCTTCACAAATTCAAAAATTGAATGTGAGTTTTGCTTATGATAAATGCGTACCGGAAGGTGCGTTAAGTAGTACGGGTAGCTTAATTAAAAATGCGCTATCCATATTTGGATAATAATATAGGAGAATATTATGGCTTTACCAGAGCTAAATACAGCTAGGTATAAGATGGAAATACCGTCAACTGGTCAAACAGTTACGTATAGACCATATCTAGTGAAAGAAGAGAAGATATTAATGATGGCTATGGAGTCGGATGATAATAATGTTATCGCCAACGCTACAATAGATGTTATTAAATCTTGTTTTGAAGACGATATTGATGTTGAGGGCTTACCAATGTTTGACATTGAAGCTATATTCTTAGCATTAAGGTCAAAATCTGTTGGTGAAACGATGGATTTAAAAATGAAATGTAATGAGGAAGGATGTAATGAAGTTAGTGACGTAGTTATTAACTTTGATGAGATTGAAATTCCAAAAGTGAATAATGAACAAACTAATATTATGTTAACTGATGATGTTGGTGTAGTTATGAAATACCCATCGATGAGAGATATCGAAAAAATGGGTAATACTGATGGGAATGAAACAAAAGTAGCAATGACTATGATAATGGCTTGCATAGAATCTATATTTGATGCTGATGATGTATATCCAGTTGAAAATGAATCTATGAAGTCTTTAACTAGCTTTGTTGATTCTTTAACTAATGTACAATTTATGAAATTGTCAGAGTTTTTTAGAACAATGCCAGCTGTAAGTCATACTATTGCATATACTTGTGGATGTGGGAAAGAACAAGAACAAGAATTAAGAGGTCTCTCTAGTTTTTTTTCGTAGGCCTTTCGCACGATAGTCTTGTAAACCATTATAAGACTAATTTCGCAATGATGCAGCATCATCAATATAGTTTGACAGAATTAAATGATATGGTGCCGTGGGAAAGGGAAATATATATAGCTCTTCTCAAGGAACATATAGAGAAAGAAAATGAGCGTATGGAGCGCGAACAACAAAAAATGAGGAGATAGTAATGGCTGATAATCAAGACAACAGCAGAAATGAAGTAGAAATAGACTTAGATAAGTATATGGCTATGATTGAAAAGCTTGACGAACAAGAAGACCAGATTAAAGAAATGAAAGAGGAAGCTAGGATCGCTGCAGAGCGACTAGGACCTCGTAAAAGAAAATTCATGGATTTATTTTTGGATGACAATGACTTAAACGAAAAAGCAATCATAGGATTTATATCATTCTTTTTAATGATGTGTTTCGGAATCACCGACTTAGTGACAGCACTAGTATGGGATTTAGATTTAAAAGTATCTGAGACAATTTATACATCGTTTGTGGTAGTCACATTAGGTTCATTTGGTATATCAGAAGCTGGTAAAGCATTTGGTAAATAAAACAAATTAAGGATTAAAACATGGCAGATTTTAAAAGTTCAACTGGTCCAGTTAAAAGTACATTTGACGATGTAGTTGATAAGCTACAGGAAATGAATAAAGACCAAACTGCTTTACAAAAAGAAGCTGTTATTTATGGTAATGAACTGCAAGAGTATGTCCAAAATGAAGGACATGCAATGTCTAATGCGCAATTGCAATCCATGCAAGAATTAATCCTTGCTTTACAAGAAGGTAGATTAGATGATATTGAAGCATCTAAAGAAGAACTTCTTCGTAAAAGAGCTGAAGAAAAAAGAGATGAAGAAAGAAACGATACTCTTTTAGATACTCTCAAACAATTAAAGAAACAATTTAAATTACTAAAAGCTAATTTTGATGATAAAGGTGGTATGTCACTACTTGGACTTATATTTAGAACAGCTCTTGTTGGATTTTTAATAGGTATAATACAAGGTATTGGAAGTGTTTATGTTAATATATTTAAGAAGCTTGGCTTGGGAATAAAAGCTGGAGCGAATAAAATAGTAAAACTCTTTCAGTTAGATGTATTATTTAGAAATATTAGAAATAGTCTTGGAGATTTTAAAAATAGATTTATAGCTTTCTTTAAAAACTCTAGATTTGCTAAGTTCTTTCAATCATCAAACAAGGGTAGTTTTTTCTCCACTGCGTTTAATGGATTCATGAATATCGCTAAAGATATAGGTAAACTTATAGGTAATCAAATAGGCAATATGAAAAAAATTGGTAGTGCAATTGTTGGACTTTTTACTGGAGCTCCTCTTGCATTTGAAGGCTTAACTAAACTAAAATTTGGTATTAAAGCAGATTCATTATTGTTTAAAAAAATAGGGGAATTGATTAATTTTGTAAAAGGTCCATTGGTAAGAGTATTTGCCGCAATTGGCGATTCAGTAAAAGGCATATTTACTACTATTATTAATACTTTTGGAGCGACATTTGATAAAATTGCAGCTGTATTTACTGGTAATAAAGAAGGTAATATGTTTGCTAAATTAGGAGAAAGAATAACAACATTCTTTTCAAAGTCTGGTCCATTAAAACAATTTTTTGGATTCTTTTTGAAAATACAAGAAGCATTTAAAGTGCTTGGACGAGTGATTGGTTCTAAAATTCTATTTCCTATATTTGGAGCCATTGGTGCTATTAAAGGAGCCTTTGCAGATATAAAAGATATAGTTGACCAGCCTGAAAGAATTATAAGAGGTGTAGTTGGTTCTGTAAGAGGTGCATTTAGAATACTTATTGGAGAATTTTTAGACTTTATAAAACAAGCTATTGGATTTGTAATTGATTTATTACCTGGAGTAGAGGGCGTAAGAGAAAAATTTAAAGAATTTTCATTTGCAGATTTCTTTGACCAAATGTTCTTTGCAGTATCTGATTATTTTGTAGAAATGGTTAATGCTGTAAGAGATACAATTGATGATATATCTATGGAAGGAATATTTCAAAATATGGGATTACAGTTAATGGCAATATTCGCAAAAATAGCTGACTTCCCAATAGCAATAGCAAAAGGAGCTTGGGCTGCACTTACTACAAGCCTTACAGCAAGTGGTGAAGAAAGAATGGCAGCGTTTTCAGAAGCATTTGCTGACCAAATGAATAATGGATTAAAATCTGCAGTATTAGACAAAATGGTCACGGCTGATGGAATAAACAATGAGACTGGCGAGGACATGCAATATAAAAGTAATATGTATCAATCAGGCAATGCTCCTTTACAAATTCTTGATGCTAGACAAAATGCAAACAATACAAGCAATACAACTAATATAATGGGTACTGGTACTGAAAACGAATCAGCTTATATAAGAATGGTTGACATGAATATGAATCTAGGAAGATATTTGGGGGGTACCTAAATAAAAAAAGGGACCCATTCGAGTCCCTTTCCAAAAAAAATTAAATTAACTTTCTTTTGCTAACTTAGCGAAATAACTAAGTGTGTCATCTTCATCAGATGATTCTTCAACAGGTGTATTACCAAATGATTCTGCTTCTGCAGTACTCATACTTTGAGTTGGTGCTGCTTCAGTCATTACTGGTGCTGCTACTGGAGCGTGTCCTGCATCAATACCTAGTACTTTATTAAGCTTCATTGACAACTCATCATAAGTTTTATAATTGCTTGGCTCTAAGAATTCTTGTAAAGAATAAAGTTTATTGTAAACTTCAGTCAATCTTGATTCATCACCTTCATATAAAGATGATTGTGAACCAAACTCGGACTTATCATAGTTTACCCAACCTTCTACTTTTCTGATTTTGATTTTGAAGTCAGCGCCTTCCCAGAAATCGTAAGGATTTACTGGTTCTTCATCAGCGAACTGAGGTTGCATGACATCCATAATCTTATCAAAGATTTTCTTACCAAACTTATAAAGGAATACTTTACCTTCATTTTCTGGATTTGACGGGTCAGAAACAATTAACACATTACTTACATAATGTAATCTTCTTTTTCTATCCCTAGCTGTTGCTTTATCTTCGTCCCTACCAGAGTTCCATAGCACCGAGTTATGTTCCGATACTGGGTCCTGAGCGCCAATAGATGTTAAAGAGTTTTCGATATACCATAAGCCAGTTGGGCCTTTAAATCCATGGTCCCAATATCTTACCCAAGGTAAGTCCTCACCTTCTTTCGCTGGTAAGAATCTGACAACGGCATAACCGTTTCCTGCTTTATCTCTAGTTGGTTTCCAAAATCTGTCATCCGCATAGGAATTAGTTTCTGGTTTTGCTGAAGATACAGCTTCTGCTGCTTTTACGAGTTTGTCGATTGACGAGCCTCGCATGCTCTTTAGATTTTCTAGTGACATTTTATTTCTCCGTATTTACAATGTATTACTGAATTATCCACTTTATCCATAATATAATATATTATTATAACATATTTCTATGCTTTTGTAAAGGTTTCTTTTAATAAATTTAAACATTTATCTCTGTCAAACTTTACAAACGGTTTGTATTTCATAATCTTTCTATAGATATCAGGCCAAATAATTGTGTCTGTTATCTTTTTGTTTTCGCGTTCTACAAAACCTATTATTGAATCCAAGATGACTACTGTTTCTAAGAGTACTTCTTCTTGCATCCAAAGTTTTATAATCAATGGATGATTGTTTTCTTCTGCTACTAAGAGCTCGTCAAACGATATATCCATATCATATAGTTTATTTATATCAGTTTGAAACTGATACGTTAGCGATTCCATAATTTTCTTATGGTCTCTATAATATTTTTCTCCGCCTTCGTTAAGCATGTCGCCGACGTACTTAACATCGTTTTTAAAGTTAGCTATATAAAAATCTTTTAATTCAGATTCATACGTTTTAGCTAATTTAGCAAAGAAAAACTTATCCTTTCGTTTAAAGAATGATGTTGGCTTTACTGAAGTCTTAAAATGGTATTTAATCGCATCATATCCATCTGTTTCAAAATGTAATTTAAGTGCGTTATATAACTTATAAGATTCAAAAGGGTCATTCATACTGGCAATTTATTACCACGTTTTGATTTGATTAAATGTAAGCTAGAAGCTTCTTCTTCAATCTTTTGTTTTAAAGAATCTGTTAATAATTTCTTTAGATTTTTATAGTCCATTGAACGTTGTTCAATCACATAAGATGCTGCATCAATATATGACATATTATTATTAGCAACTAGATGTTCTACTGCTGCAGAAAATCTTTTCTTTGTCATAATCTTATGTTCTAATGGATTCTCTTTATCCGACAAACTCATCACCCTCATTCCATTCACACCCTGTAAGACCACCAGCTTGTAAAGCCTTTAAAGTTCTTAATACTTCATTAGCATTTCTTCCAGTGTCTAGTGCGTTAACTGATACGTGTTGTACTATTCTCTTTTTATCAAAAATAAAAGTTGCTCTATATGGAACACCTTCTTCTTCATTAACAATACCAAGATTATGTGATAGACCTAATCCACAATCAGCAGCAAGAGTATGCTGTATATTTCCAATTGTTAGGTTATCTTGTTTCCAAGCATGTTTACAAAATTCATTATCACCACTTATTCCAATAACATTAGCATGCTCTGTTAAAACATCCATGCCAGCTATTTCTGTTGGACAAATAAATGTAAAGTCCTTTGGATAAAAATAAACGACTGACCAATCCTTTTTATGTGGTGTAAATCCTTCGTCTACTTCAACTCTCACAAATTCATTATTTTCGTTTATTCCTTGCAGTGAGAATGCAGGGAACTTATCTCCTACTGATAGCATATTATCCTCCTAAAATACTCTCATTAAAATACAGTCAGCATTAACTCTTCCTGTAGGGTTATCAATTTTTGTTGTTAATGTCTTCCAAACCTTTTCGATTTGTTTTTCAGTCTTACCTAAAATCATTGGTAATATATCTTCAGGCTTTCTTAAGGTAGCTTGTTTTGAGCTTTCCTTATCAAAGTTTTTTATTGATGTACCACTTATTTCAAATCCGCTTGTCGCAGTCGTAACGTACTCAATTAACTTTTTATTTTTACAATTATATATGTAAAGCTTGTGCTTACCCGGCACAAGTACAGGATTTATTGATATTAATTTAGCATCAACATTTTCTGTCATATACTTAAGTTTTTCAACTTGCTTATCTGAAGCTTTAGGTCTTTTAATTCTAGTACGTGTAGCTTTAGAATTAGTTCTCATCCTTTCAATGTCTTCAAATATTTTATCCATAAGGTCAAGCATTTTCTTTTTATTGCCTTTTGTAATATGTGAATATGCTTCTACTGCTTGTTCGCATTTTTTATGGTAAGCATCATATACTAAATCGTATTCAGCTTGTACTAAATCTCTAAACATATTAAGACCAGCACCTTTTATTTTATGTAGTTGTAATATACTATATGTAGGGAATAAAACTTCTTTTTTATCAAAGATTCCGTCCATCCATTTATCAACAACCATTGTATCAAAATCATGATAGATAGTATCTAAAACTTTCTTTCTCATTCTGACAGCCGGTGAAATAGGTACAACTTTAGGTTTTTTATCTAGTTCTTTTTTAATCTTTGCGCCTTCTTTTTCCATAGCCCATAGATGTTCATTAACTAATTCTAATCTTTCATCTAAAGGATAACCAGTCCATCCAGCATTTTGCATAGCAATTGGTTGATACGCTTTCATACGATATTTCCAATCAGGTAATTTTTTAAGATTCGATATTTGCTTCTTATTAAAATTAAGAATTCTTGTGCAGTATACTTGAACAGTTTCTGCGGATTGTTTTTTATTTTCGAAATAGTAGAACCAACGAGTACCTTTCATCCACTCTGTCATTCTTTCTTTTTCTTTTTTTGGAACCGGGTTATGTACTCCATAACTTGGTTTTGGTCCCATTATTGCTTCATCAGCGTTTTTTAATCTTTTCTTAGCCATATGTTCTCCTTATTTCATTGTGCTTATATACCATACAGCCCAACAGACGAGAGCTGTCCAGCTGACTCCTCCGATGACTAATAGTATGTATTTAATTTCTTCCATTGTTATATTATACCATATTTTTTATTGTTTGTAAACTGTTTTTTTAAAAAAGGTGGCCAGGTCTCCGCGGGTGATAAGGAGTTGCGTTGTTGAGACCCAGCCGAAAAATTAAGTATTATCTCCATCCCTATACTTTATATTTGATTTATCAAATTGTTTTCTTGTTTCTTTTTCCCAAGGTAGAGGTATTTGTCTACCTTGTCTTTGTTCCTCACTTACGTGTGCGGACATGTATGCGAATAATCCTGCTCCTATTGTAATTAATATACCAAATAATGTATTCATTAGTTTCTCCTCATTTTAGCAATATCTTCTGCTTCTTGTTGAGATATAACTGGTACAGCATTTGACTTATGCATAGTAGCAATACCTTTTACTAAGGTGCCAGTATATTTCATTGGTTCTTGTTTAGTACAATCGCCTTTAATTTTATGATACTCTCCAGACTTCATATAATCTTCCATTAAAGAATTATATTGCTGCTGTTGAACTTGTCTGATTTTTTTAAGTTGAGTCCTACTAGTTTCAAACTCAAGTGGCTTTTTCTTTACTCTATTCGCTGCATGGTTTTTTCTTTTCCTTCCACAAGGTGAATACCTTAATGAACCCATATAGAAACTCGTGACAGCCATTACTTAGGACCTCCATTATGTCCAATCATAGACTTTTCTTTTTGCTCTTTTCTCCATCTTAGGAAATCTATAGCAACTTCTCTTGTTGTGTGAGTTAGCGTACTCACCGGACGTTTTGTTTTATTTTTCATAATTGTTCGATTCTCCTTAATATCGCATCAACTTCAGGGTCATTAAGATGCCCTATAACATCGTTTGTTATTTCAGTGGTATAACATAATGAACCATCAATATCCAATACTGCAAGTTCCCATAAGTCGTTATGATAACCGTAAGAACCTTTATGCTTTACAACACTTGCACCATAACCATTAGGGAATTTGTATACTTTTTGTATACCACCATTAAAGTCATGAGTTGATTTTAAGTATTTTTGTTTTGGATTCATAATATATATTATATCATAGTTCTTTACAAATGTAAAGGATTATTTTAATTATTTTGACTGTAAGCTCCAATGAGGTCGTCGCCTTTTAATTCATGTTTTGTAAATACATAGACTTCGCCATTTGATAATGTTCTTTCTACAATACCATTATTGAATTCTTTATCA